GTCAGGATGGACGATATCACTCAGCCACAAAGCCTGGATATAGGCCTGATTTGGGAGGATTGCCCCGCCCATATGCAATGCCCCAATCCAAAGGCTAACTGTTGGAAATGCTCCGGGTACTAGCGTCAAACCATCATCTATCCCATTACGATAACATTTGGTTCCGGCGACACCCAAAACACCGTCTGTTATCGCGGGTGACTTATTTTGATTATTCCCGCCCCAATAATATGCAACAGCACCTCCGGAACCGGAAGGTATGAGACAAGTAATTCCAGAGAATCCGCCATTGGAAGAACCTATCAATACCCTGTCTGTTGTCCCATCACAATTTGAAAATCTACAAAATATAGACATACCCGATATCGGTATAAATCCGGTGTCCAAATATTGGGGAATAGAACGGTCCAACTGCCACCCATCTGTCGCATCCCATGTTGGCGCAACTCCTCCAACCACTGACGGGTCGATATTGGCATGACCAAAAGACGCGCCTCCCAGTTTCAGGTAACTGGCAGCCAGCGACACCGCGCCCTTCGCCTGCCAGGCAGCCACGTGCGCAGCATCCACTCCGCCCGCCAGATACCACGGATTAACAGTTTCTGGCAATAACGCTTCGAGTTCGATGATGGCTATTTCCATGTTTTACCTGGTGATGATCTGCTGCACCGCATCCCGGATCGCCCGCGGAAGATTCCGCTGCAGCGAGCGCAGCTCTTGCAGGATGTCATTGTTGTTCATCGGCGGCAGGCTGCCGCCGCCGGCCATCGGCGCCGCGCCTCTCATCTGCGATTGGTTGTAGACCGTCGCTCCCTGCGGCGCATAGACCCACTCGGTGTAGGGCGTCACGCCGCCGCCGGGCGCATCCCCTACCATCGCCCAGCCGGAAAATGAGCCGCCGGCAGCCAGATTGGGATTGACCTTATAGTGTCCGGGGTGGGCAGGGTCCGGGATCCAGTATGGTACACCGCCCGTGCTGGGAGCCGCAGGGACGCCTTGGCCGGGGATATTCCCATAATTGACGCCGGCCTGCTGTTCCCCCTTGCTGCCTGTCACCTGATACCAGAGGGCCAGGATGATATCCTTCGTGATCGGTTTGTCGCCCCAGGCCTGCATCGCCACATCGAAATTATGCAGGTTTGTCATTGATGTTAATTCCTGATCGGAGAGATAGCCGAACGCCTCCCCAACCGCAATGGTGCGATCATCCATCTGCCCGAATGTGGAGACCAGGTGATCATATTCGCCTTTCATATCTTTTAAATATTTGGTGTCATCGGCTGTCTGTTCGAAAGCATGATTGGCTCTCAACCAGGCATTGGCAGCATCGATCCCGGTTTGTATGATTGCCTGGCCTCCAGATGCACTTGCAATTCCCATTGATTGATCGAGTTGTTTTATATCCGCAACCCAAGCTTTGCTCATAAGATCGAATTCTTGCAAAGCCCCGGTGGCATCTCCTCCTATTGCCAATGCGATACCAATAAATAAATGTTTATATGCATCACCCGCATTGATAATTGCGAGCAACGATTCTTCATACACCCCCAAAACCGGAAGGAGTTCCCCTCCGATTTCATATTTCAGCGCTTTGGTCGTGTTTGTTAGATCGGTTTGAACAATTTCATATTCACGCGCTTGATCGATAGTCGCTTGCGTCAGAATGAGTCCAGCACTTACCGCAGCATTTCTATCGAGAATTGCCTGCGAACCTTGCGATAAGATATTGGTCCACTCCGCGCTTGCCCGTCCCATATTCTGGGTCAGGAAAGTCTGGCGTTCTGCTCCGGTGTTGAGCGCCAGATATTCATCGGACAACCTTGCGATGGTTTCAACGGTCAGCGATAATCCCTGGGTTGCCAGTTTTCGTGAGCCGACTTCCAGATCGCTTTCACTGATCTTGAAGAAGTTGGTTATTTGCACCAGGCGGGAGGATGCTTCTGCCGATTGGTTGGTCAGTTGTTCGATGGTGCGAACCGAATCTGCATATGTCACCAGTTCCCCCACCGTTGCTTTCAGTACCTGGTCGACCGCATAATAAGCCGCGGTGATCGATCCGGCCACGGCGATCCCGGCCGTCATCGCATTCTTGATGTCCACCAGCCCGCGCACCGTCTCCGCGTCCGCCCCGCCCTGTTTCATCAGCCTGATGATAATGTTGAAAATCTTGTCGGTCATTGCGCTTTTCTTTCTTATCCTTCGAATTTGGTCTCGATACGCCCTGCGGGCTACTCGACCATCTCTTGACTTGTCAGACTTGTCAGACTTGTCAGACTTATTAGACCTGCCTGCCCCCGCCTGCCTGTACCCGTTCTTCGGGTATTTGGGGTCAGACTTCTACGACCTGTAAGACTTGTGACTCGCCCGCCACGCCGCCAGCCTCTTCTCGATGATCTCGTTCGCCTTGCTGGCCTGCGGGATGCGGGTCGTGATCGCCCGCGCCCCCTCCAGCCACTCCTGCGGCAGCTCCTGTACCTGCCAGGGGGCGATCACCGGGCCGCCGGCCGCCGCGTTGACGCGCTGCGCCAGGTAATAACCGCTCAGGACGGGGTCGCCGGTGCGTCCACTGCGGGCGACTTCCCCGACGGACCCCGATATCCTTTTTTTATTTCGTCCCGGTGCGCCTCGATCAGCGCCCACGAGCTCACACACAACCATTCGTAGAACTGCGGATTCCGCTCGGCGATCTGCTCCAGCTCATCCGCCGTCCAGCGCGTCTCCGCATCCGGCGACTGCGACCACAGCCGGGCGTACCAGGCCGCGATCGATCGCCGGTAAGACCCGGTCGCCGCCTTGAAATGGTCGCCGCCGGCGTGTTTCGTCCGTGCCCGGGCCTTCAGCCATCCCAACAACATTTCTCCCAAATTTGACCGGTGGTCGAGTAGGCGGTGTTCCCCCGCCGTATCGAGACCGGAATCTGGCAGGGGGGTCTGCAGAGAGACCATCCCCTCCAGCACCGCCCGGAACTCCCGGTTGAGCTGGTCGAACTCCATGAGCATGCCCTGCGGCGGATCCACCCAGACCTGGATGCCCACCCCGGCCAGGCTCGCCTCGTCCGGGGCGTAAGCCTGCAGTGGCAGGAACTTCGTCACCTTCGGGATCTTGATTTTCATCACACCGCCGATTTGTTGGTGCAGACGTACAGCGTGAACATCTGTGCGCCGACCGTCCCGTACAGACCGTGGAATAGGCCCACATGCAGGTTGTTGCCGTCCTTCTCGGAGCCCATCGGCTGCAGATCCTCGAAAACGCCCCACATGCTGATTTTCAGCGTGTGACTCAGGCCGCTCCCGATCGCCGATCCGGTCACCTTCAACTGGATGGCGTATGGCGTGCGCGCCTGCATGCCGGTGTACAGCGCATTGGCGTCCGAGTCGCCTTCCAACGTCAGCTTCAGCATGGCCTCGAAGTAACTCTCGCCGTGCACATCGAACGTCAGGGCGCTGCCGTGGAATTTTGGGTGCAGCCCGGTAATCAACTCGAACGAGAAGTCGCGCAGCAGGCCAGTCTTTACCGAGCCTCCCACGCCGGACCAGGTCGTGTCGATGTAGAGTTGGGCTTTGTTGGCCACGATCGGCTCGATGGTTGGGATTGTCAGTGAAGAGGTGAATGTGGTCGGCGCGCAACTTTGGGCGAAACATTCTGCCGTGAGTTTGACGGCCTGGTTCTGCCCCATCGTCCCGGCGATGGTCAGCTTCTTGCACATCACGTAATTCAGCAAATACGCCTGCACGTCGTCGCCGATCTCGACCGTGAAGCTGTCCTGCGCGTTCGTGGCGGTCATGCTGGGCGTGAACGTCCATTCGTAATCGCCCTGGCCGGAGTGTTTCAGTATCCCGCTCAGGTCGCCCTTGACCGCCATACTGAGCAGCATCGGCAATATCTGGTAGTAGCCGTCATCCACGTTCAATGTGAAGCTATCCACCAGTTGCTGGTACAGGTGCGCCTCCGCAGACCTGGCCGCCACCGCCAGGTTGTAGGCCGGGAAAATATACTTGCGATCGCTCGGCACGGCCGCATCGCCCAGGAACATGCTGGTGGCATCCACCTCCACGCCCTTGGCGGTTTTCAACTCTTTGCCAAACTGGACTCTCTTGAACATGCGCTCGCCCATGTTTTATGCTCCTATCTAAACACTATTCCCATTGATCGTAACGGTGCAGGCCAGCATCGCCAGGCCGGTGCTTGGGGTTGGATCGTACAAGCCGTGGAACAGCGCCACGTGCAGGTTGTTGCCGTCCTTCTCGGAACCCATCGGCTGCATCTCCTCGAATCGCCCCCACAGGTCGAAGATCATGCTGTAGGTCGTGCCGTTGGCAATCTGGCTGCCGATCGTCTTGAGCCGGATGGCGTACGGCGTCCTGGACTGGAAGCCGTCGTACAATGTGTCTGCATCCGAGTTGCCCTCCAGCGTCAGTTTCAGCATGGCGTCGATGTAACTTTCACCGTGCACGTCGAAACTCAGCCCGTTGCCGTGGAATTTCGGTTGCAACCCGGTGATGATCTCCAAACTGAAATCACGCAGCAGACCGGTCGCCGGGGTGGCGCCCCTGGTGGCCCAGCTGGGGTTGATGTACAACTTGGTCTGGTTCGCCACGATCGGTTCCACCGTCGGGATGGTCGCCGCGCCCGAGAAATCGCACGGGGCGAGATCCTGGGCGAAACATTCCGCCGTAACCTTGACGGCCTGGTTCTGGCCCATTGCCCCGGCGATGGTCAGTTTCCTCGCCATGACATACGTCAGCGCATATTGTTCCACATCGTCGCCCACCTCGAAGCTGAACGAATCCTGCGAGTTGCTGGCTGTCCAGGACGGGCTGAAGTCCCACAGGTAATCGCCCTGCCCGGTCGTGACCAGGCTGGCGGTGACATTGCCCTTCAGCGCCATGCTGAGCAGCATCGGCAGCGCCTGGAAATAGGCGTCATCCAGGTTCAGCGTGAACCCGTCCACCAGCTGCTGGTACAGGTGCGCGGCGTTCGCCCTGGCGGCCACCGCAATGTTATAGGCCGGAAAAACGAACTTCCGGTCGCTCGGCACGGCTGCATCACCCAGGAACATGCTGGTGGCAGTCTGCTTTGAGCCCTTGGTGCCTTCCTTCGCATATTGGATCTTCTTGAACATTCTCTCGCCCATGTTTACGCTCCATTCTCGACGATCGGCGCCGGCTGCGGTTGGACCGCCTGGTCGCTATAGTTGCCGATCTGGATGGCTGTATTCAGCACATCCAACAACCCCAGTTCTCTCGCCTGCGTTTTTGTCACGCTCCACGGCAGCCCCGGTATGCCCTGGCCGTAATCGTGTCCCGCTACGACGCCCGTTGCGCCGGCGAAACAGTACACTTTTTTTATCGCAACACCACTCGTCTGATTCGCCATCATCTGCCTTCTTCCTTGACATGTCAGACTTATTAGACCTATTAAATTTGCCCTGATAAATTCTGTTTGACTTCCCAGCGGATCACGATCCCGTGGTGCGGCGCTTCGTCGCCGTATTTCAGCACGCTCAGCGCCAGGTTTTCCTCCTCGAGCAAATAAAAGCGCGTCACCAGTCCACCCAGGGTGCTGTTCGCCTTGGCGGCGTACAGGATCCGCCCGTAAAATGGCAAAATAAACGCCAGGTTGGCCTTTTTGACGTCCGCCGTCAGGTGCAGCTCCGTCTCGCCTTTCCAGATCAGGATGGTCGGGATCGAGCTGCTGGCGTCGCCGTAATGCGGCACCACATCAACCGGCCAGCTCAGTGCGATCGGGCCTTTGTCTGCCAGGTCCGGTAACGACTCCGGGAACTCGTCCTTGACCGTGCACTTGGGTGTCCGCACCAGCTGCCCGCGTCCATAATCGAACGCCCAGACGGCGTTCAACACATCCAGCCATAGTTCGACGGTCCTTGTATCGATGGTCATTATGCCGCCGCCAGTTCCTGGACCACTTGTTCAGCCGCACTGCTGAACAAAATCTCCATGCCCGGCCCGGCCGCCTCCAGCCCGGCTTCCATGAAGTGCCGGCCGGCAAAGCCCGGGTCCTGCACGCTGCCGATGCTGGTGAAACGTCCCCTCGAGCTGAAGTGCAGCAGCCCATCCGCCGTGCGCCTGGCAGATACGGTGTGCGCCACCGCCCCCTCGTTCAGCGCCGCCGCATAGCGCGCCGAAGGCATCCCGTAGCGTTTGCCGAAACCAATATCGGCGCGTGTCCCCAACGCCGACGTATTACTGTGGATCACCTTCGAGCCGAGCGCATTCTCCAGCCGGCCGGTGTGGTGCGGCAGGTTCGGTCTAATGCCAGCCTTGACCAGCTCCGCCGCCGCCTGCAGCGCCGGGTAGAAATATTTGTCGACGATCTCCGGGTAGAACTTGAGAACTTCGATCTGCGCCTGCAGTGCTTCACTGCCTTCGATTTCGTATTTGATAGTCATTCTGTCTGCACTTTCAGCTTTGTATTTCTTAATCTTTCTTCTTCAATCTCTGCTCGCCGGCAACTTGTCCCCACGAAGTGGGGATCGTCATTTTTTCCTTGACTTATCAGACATGTTAGACTTTTTAGACTTATTAGATTTGTCCGACTTACTAGATCATGTAATGGTCCCGGATCCGCTCCAGGTCATAACGCGGGAAGGCGTCGTTGTAATAGACCTGCCCCAGCTCGGCGTTACCGGTCTTGCCGGCGTAACCGGTCCCGGCCTTGTTCGCCATCAGCGTGGCGATCTCCTTGCACAGAAACAGGATATCCGCCGGTACCAGGTAGCGGCTGATGCCCGCCAGCGCGGCATGGATGGCCAGTGTGGTCCCATTCACGCCCCTGGACACGACGAACTTGCGGTAAACGTCCACCGCCGCCCCGGTCGGATGCGCCGCGCCCAGCGTCTTGTTCCAGTGCCGCTGCACGTAGACCGTGTTCGTGGCGATGTCCAGGATGCGCATCTGCTCCACGCCGATCCGGATGATCTCGCCGATAATCACCAGTGCTGCATTGGCCAGCACGATTGTCTCTTGATTGGCATCGATCGTACCGTTAAGCGTGATGACCGCCGTCACCGGCGTGTCGTAGCCCGTCACCAGCTCCTGCTCGGATCCGATCAGCGCCACCGCCCCCGGGCTGATCTTCGACCCGTCGCTCACCTGCAGGCCTGTGGCGTTGGCATCCTGCTGCGCCGCGACCGTCGCCCCCGTATCGGCGTTTTCATCCCACAAACCCCACTTCCCGGGGATCTCCACGTCATCCTGGTCGGTGGACCACGTCCCCAGGTTCGTGGCATTCTCCTCATCCACCTCCAGCCAGCTGTATGGACCGTTCAGCCAGTGACGTTCGTCTGGCTTGTAGATAAAATCAGTTGCCGCCAGGGAAACATCGTCGTTGACGATCTCCCCGGTCAGATTCAACAGCACCGGAATGTACAGCCGCCCTCCGCCGTTGCCTCGAAAATATCTTGTCTCACAGATCGGGATGAAGTTCCCGATCTCCTGCAGGATCGTCTGGCTGGCCGCCTGGATCTGCTTGTACAACAAATCCACGCCTCCCGCCGGCGGCGCCGGGTCCAGCAGTAGGTCGGCTATTGTGCAGAAAATCTGTGCATAGGTGGTCATTTATTTCTTCCTGCCGCTCCCCTTTTTAGCCGGCGCCACCACCGCCTTCTCCGCTTCCGGCTCGATCACTGCCGTTTCCACTGCCCGAGCCGGCTGCCGGTCGAGTAGCCCGGAGGGCGTATCGAGACCCAACCTGCCAGCCTTCTCCACGATCCTGGCATACCCACCCTCCACAAAAGCCAGTGCCTGCTCCTTCCGGATATCCATCCCGACTTCCAGCACATCGCCGGCGTTGAAATTGCCTTGCGGCCCGGCCGCCACAGTTAACATTTTGATTTTCACGTTTTCCTTCTTTCTGCCCAAGGCGGCGTCATACCGCCCTTGGGCGTGTCGGCGATACGAATCGCCGACCTATTTCACTGTCATGGGAGTCACTCCACTATCACGTGGAACGTCCCGGTCCGCGGCGTCGTTCCCGCCGTCGCCGAGCTCACCGCGATCACCACCCGGTCGGCAAACGCCACGATCTTGTCCAGCACCGCCGAGCCGCCCGAAGCATACAACTGCGCCACCCCGGCGGTCGTGTGCGTCGCCTGGCGCGGCGCCACCGTCGCCGAGGCGTTCACATCATTCTCCGTCCAGACCGTCTCGCCGGTCGCTTCCAGCGTGATCGCAAAGTCTACGCCGTTCTCGTACCCGTTGGATCCGTCCTTCACATACCGCATCTGGCTGATCTGCCCGGAAAATACCGGCGTATATCCGGTCCCGACTCCACTCGCGTTCGTCGGGATCACTACCGTAAATCGTTTGATCGCCATAATTCACCTTTTTTTTATCTTCCCTAAAAAAGAGGGTTGTAGGGGCGAGATATATCTCGCCCCTCTCATCTCCTCCTTCTGGGTTACGCTTCTGCTATAACCACTCCTAGCAAACCGCTCGGTGTGGTCCCTTGATCGTGCGAGAACACGTAGGTCAGCGGGTTGGCAACTGCCGTGCAACCCATGACCAGGCATTGGCCGGTCAACAGGATTTGGTGATGGGTTTCGGTCGCGCCGTCGACGATCGCGGCGGTCAGACTCGCTCCGCCGTTCAAATTGTCGAACAAGCAGTCCTCGAATTGCGTCACGAATCCTTCGCTGGTCACGTCGCTGGCAATTCTTACCAGTGCGTGGCTGTTTATCATTGACCAGCACAGGAACTCGCTCTTCACGAACTTGTTCCGCAGCACCGATCCAGTCATCCATAGGCTGGCGCTTGCCGCCGCGCGCGGGTTGGTGAACTGCCCGATCGTGCTGCGATAGAACACGTTCTCCGAGGAGCCGGTCATCTTCAGCGCATACGAATCGGCGTCATGGGCGGTTGGCGACATGCAAAAGATGTTCTCCAGGTAGTTGCGGCTGCCTGTCATGGTCGCGCAGCCCGAGGCCGCTCCGCTCGCTTTCTCGTTGTTGACCTGGATGTTTTTGATGATGCAGCCATCCCCGGCGAAAGAGATCACGTGCTCCAGCGCCGTGGCTGCCAGCCCGACGATCCGGGTGCGCTGCCCCAGCCCGTAAACGGGCGAACTCAGCCCCACCAGGTGGGTGTAACTCTTCCAGGTGATGATCGACTTGGGGTTCAGCGCCGCGGCGCCCGAGAGCACCAGTACTGCATCGTGTTGGTTTGCCACGGTCATGGCCGCAGCCGTATCCAGCGTCAACAACGGTTGCTCGATGTTCGTGCCCGGGTTGTTGTCGCTCCCGTTCACGGGATCCACCAGGTATGTCTTGCTCAACGGCCCGCGTGGGATGTCGGTGATGTTGTAATACTTCCGTAGATCGTAGGAAATCGCTTGCTTCATGGTATTTTCTCCTTCTGAGAGGCCGGGGTCTCCGGCCAACCATCCGCCGGGGCGGCATCATGCCGCCGCCGGCGACTTCGGCGATATGGATCGCCGAAGTTTATATTAACAAAAGGTGCTCTCGGGCGCTACACGCCCACAACGCAGGCGCGCTTCGCAACGGTCGCATCGTCCGTGATCGGGGCCAACTTGCCGTGGTACTGGATTGCGATCATGTTCCCGTAGGCGATGTTCGCCGCCGAGATGGTGATCGTGCCCTGGATGTAGCGCTTGAGCGGCTTGTACACGTCCACGATCAGCAGCAGACCGTTCAGATCGTCCCCCGGGGTCAGGCTGGTCGCCGCAGCCGATGCGCCGGTCAGGGTCGCCATGTAGGTGTCGGCGTTGGTGGTGCTGCCTTGCGCCACCAGGGTGGCAATCCCGCCCGTCGCGCTGTCCGTGATCGGCTGGATGAAGACCACCCCGTCCCAGCCGGCCATGTCCAGGATGGTGGAATTGTTGTCGAGGGTGTTGGTCGCCGATACGGGCGCATGCACCATCGCAATCAACACGTTTTGGGTTAGTTCGTTCATGTTCGTTTCTCCTTACTTTTATTCTTCCCCTCTCTATACCTTCGGTATAGAGAGGGGGTAGGGGGTGAGGTTACGCCAGTTTCACCCGCACGAACGCCTCTTCCAACACCGGCATTCCGTCCGATTCCATCCGGCCGATGAAGCCCGTCTGGTTGGTGGCCGCATACAGCTCCACCAGGCGCTGGATCGAGAACTCGAGCGAGTCCACGATGTGGTAATAACCGAAATCGCCCAGTATGCCCACGTACAAGCCGGTCGTGAAGGTGCTTGGCGCATACTCGCTCATGTTCACCGGGAAGTTCAGCAGGGTGTCCGGAGCGCCGGCCGCCAGACTCGGCTGCCACATGTAGTGGCCGTCGTCGTCCTGCAGCTTGGCGATCTGTTTGAGCGCCGAGCGGTGGAAGATCCAGCGCGCCTTCGCCCAGTATCCGCCCTTCAGCGTGTACTTGGCTTCCTGCAAGCCGTCCGTCTGGATGCTCGTGGTGGTGTTTCCGGTCGAAACGTCCCGGCCGGTCGTGATGCCGTCAGCCGAGGCGGTAAACACGCCCAGCGGTTCGTTGGCGCCCGTGCCGGTCATCCCGGCCTTCTCGAACGCGATCCCGAACTTGTACGCCAGACGCTGGATCACCAGATTGTCGACAGCCGGGTTCAACCGTAGCATCTTATTGCTGATCTTAATGAACTTGGCCAGCGGGTGCGGGGTCAGTTCCCGTTTTCCGAAGGCCATTGTGCTGTCTTCCGCCCCGATCAGCAGTTCGCTCGTCCAGGTCGGGTCTGATGCGTCCGCGGCCAGGTATGGTTGCCCCAGGCTCTGCGCGCTGGTCAGTTTCTGCACGTCCGCGAATTGCCGGATAAAGGTCTGGTCGTCGATCGCCTGGATCAGGTTCGCCACGAACTGCTCCGGGGCGATGGTGTACCCGCCCGAAGCATCCGCATCCGCTTGCAGCGCCCGTAGTTCCGGGCTGAGCGCCCCGTTTGTGCGTGCGCGCAGGATCGGACCTTTGACGCCGTTGATCAAAAAGGCCCGTATTTCGGCCTTCGCCTTGGCATCGTCCGCATTGACGCTGGCGTGCCCTTCCGGGCGTTGCGGCTCGGTCGCCAGTTGCCCCAGCTCGAGCTCGGCCGCTTCCAGTTTCTCGCTCCGCTCGATCTGCACTTGCAGCTTCTCAACCTCTGCCATGATGCGGTCGTACTGGGTATTCTCTTCGGCCGACATGTCCCGCTTGGCGGTGTCGGCGGCGTCCACCAGCTCACGTGCCTGGTGGACCAGGGTTGCCCTTTTTTGGCGCAATTCAATCGATTTCATGGTACATCTCCTTGATTTTAATTTTTTTCCTCTCCTCATCTTCTCCCCTCGCCTGATCGTCCTTTGATCAGGCGAAGGGTCAGGGGTGAGGCGGGGTTATAACTTCTCCGCCAGCTCCAGGCGCCTGCGCTTCAGGGCGTTCCGCACCTGCGGACCCCGGGCATCGCTTTCCCCATCGGCGGCCTCCTGGCCGTCCTCCGGGCGGATCTGGGCTATCTCGTAAAGCTTCGAGCGCACGTTCGCGCTCGTCGTCGGGTACGCCGGGAATGTCACCGGCGATACATCGTATAGTTGGTCTATATTGATCAACTCCCGCAGCGGCAGTAGATTCTTATCTTCCGGAAAAGTCCACTTCTCGCCTTCCGGCAGTACCGTCCAGGCATACGAGCTCTGATGGACATCTCCACGCTTCACGCGTGCATAGAAATTCATCGCCTCTTGATCATCAGGGTTGATGTCGATGGCATAATGCAACCCATCTGTTTGCTGGGAAAGATGCAGCGTGTTGGATGTGGTGCGCCCCAGCACGATATCCCAGTCATGGTTTGGCGAACCGATCACGTCCGGATTTTTGGCCAGCACATTGGTGAACGCCCCCGGCCGCACAATCTCCCGGAACAGGCCGGCGATGACCGTTTCCTGGTTGAAAACCGCCGCCACGCCCTCGATCACCGGCTTCTGCTCCGCATTCTGCCCGGCCCTTACGGAGATATTCAGATATCGCCGTTCGATATCTTGTCCTTCTCCCCTCGCCTGACCGTCGGACAGGAGAGGGGCCGGGGGGCTGGCGCTCGCCAGCTCCGCCGGCGTTACCTTGGCGTCCCTCAAATGCAGCGCCAGGTGATTCCAGACCCCCTGCCGGTCCGCATCCGGGATGTTCGCCCCGCCCATCGCCCCGTTCAGCACCCCGATCCCGCTCTGGCAGCCCTTCACGTTCGCCGCATGGATGCTCCCATCCGCATCCACCTCGTGGTGGATGAACTTGTACGATCCCTTCAGGGTGGCATCCTTATCCGGGTCCTGCCAGGCAAACGCCTGCCGGTAATACGTCTCCGTGTCGCCGTTCTTTAGGTTCGCCTTGTTCCCCGGGCCGTCCCACGCGCCCTCGGATATGGCGGTATGATGACTCTTGATCGCTGGCATATCTACCTTCCTTTACTCATCGTGATTGCTCCCCTCGCCTGATCGTTCTTCGATCGGGAGAGGGGCCGGGGGTGAGGATCGAAACAACCCGAACACCTGCTCCACCAACAGCCCGGGCAGTTCTTTCTCCCAGGCCTCCAGTAACTCGCTCAAAATTCCGCTGTCAGAAATGGACCTCGCCGTCTCCAGGTTGCCGGCCGTATAAGCCTTGATCATCTCTTCCATCGCCGGCGGCCCTGCCCTGTTCAACAGACCGCTGTAACTTTCCACTGCCGGCCGCAGCGCCCGCTCCATGAACCTGGCATGTTCTGCATAAAAATTTTCCAGCCAGGCTGCCCAAGGCGGCTCCATGCCGCCATTGGGCGTGTCGGCGACACGAGTCGCCGACGCCCTCTCTATTTTCTTGATCCCGTCCCTCAGGTCGTGCAGCTCCCGCCGCACGATCCGCTCGGCCGCCTCCGCCACCACCGGCGCAAAACTCTGTTTTACCGACGCCGGCGCCATGTTCAGCGGCGTCAGGTAGGTCTGCCCTTGCCCGTTCGGCAGCGGGTTCCGGTTCTCCATCGCCAGGATGTCGTCTGCCGAGAGCCAGCCCCATTGCCGGCCGGTGGCGTACGATTTGTAACGGGTGTCGATGTCGCCGCGCAGCAGACTGTCCATCAGCGTCTCGCAGAAATACGGCCCGCGTTCCTCCGGGCTCAGCAGGTTGAAATTGATCGCCTGGTCGAATCTCACCGTCCACGGCAATATCGTGTGCACCACGAAACTCAGCAGGAATTGCTCCACGCTCGCATAGGTGGAGGCCTTGTCGCTCGCATCCAGCAGCGTCAGCGGGTAACGGTAATACCGGGCGATCTCCGCCACCTGGAAGGCCCTTGTCTGCAGGAACTGGGCGTCCTCCGGCGGGATCCCGATTACGTTTACTTTCATTCCCTCTTCTGCAATTTTCGTCTTGTGGCTGTTGGCGCTGCCCTGGTACTCGTCGTTCCATTCAAGTTTCAACCGGTCATAAGCCTTATCGCTCAGTGCCTTCGGATGCTCGAGTACGATCCCCGGCCGCGCATCGTTGGCGAAAAACTTTCCGCCGAATTCCTCCGCCGCCATCGACAAAGCCAGCGCATTGCGCGCCATCTGGATCGGCGAGTAGCCCACCAGCCCGTCGAACCCGAACCCCGGCACCTGCATGATCTCTTTGGCTGCGAAATTTCTCGGCGAACCGTCCGCTTGGCGGTAGTGATAGACTTTCACCCCGTCCTTGCGGTCCACCTCCATCCGGTCCGGACGCAGCGGCCACAGCTCCGCCACCTGGCCTCCCTTGTTCCGCACGATTTGGTAATAGGCGTTCCCCCAGGCGCAGGCGTGTCCTGCTCCTAGTTCCCAGCCCGTCTGGGCGGTGTGTTCCGGGTTGATCGCATCATGGATGATCGGGTAGAGCGGGTGCTCGAACGCCCGCCGCTTCCCGCCCCCCGGCAGCCGTCGGTACAGGATCTTCGGCAGCATCGCCGTCGTCTCGGCGATCCCCCGGATGCACGCATACGCCGCCGATACGCTCAGCGCCGATTCCGGGCTGATATCTTTCCCGGTGTAGGTCTCCCAACCATATCCGTAGACGATCTTCCCGGGCGGCGTCTCGCTCACTTTCCAGGTCGTGGATCCGTGCTGCCGTAATTCAACCAGTTTACTCAGCATCCGGTTTTGCCTCTTTAGAGTTCCGCGGTTCCACCAGCCAGATGCTCAGGCCAATCAGTATGGCCCCGCTGACGGCCATCGCCGCCGGCCAGGAAATGGCAAAACCCAGCCCTGTAAATAACAGGACCAGGCCTAAAATCAAAAGGATATCTGGCACTTCGATGATCGGTTTCTTGCCCCCAGCTTTTTTGGGGGTCTTTTCTGGTTCGGTCATCTCGCCTCATGTCGATGATTTTCCAGGGCAGCAATCTCGGGTTAAAACAAAACGCCCGCCAGAGGATGGACCTTGCGATCCATGTCTGGCGGGCGGTAAACTCCGTCTTTCCCTATTTATGAGCGTCCCCATCCGCTCAATTGCCTCTATCCTAGCATATAAATTCCAAAATTACAAGCTCGTTTCCACGGAAACGTGTTTTTTGTAGGGGCGAGTCGCCGACTCGCCCGCCTCTGTCTCAGCAGCGGCGTATGCCACAATGGGGACATCTATCGCTATCAGGGCCACAACTATTCGCACCGGATGTGTATTTAGCGCCGCACGCAGGGCAACCGTACGCTGGAGCCGTATCCATTGTGTCCTTCGTGTTGATCTCTTTTCCTTCCCATTTCCCGAAGACTCTCACCAGCGGCCCGCTCACCGCCCGGATCCGCTCCGCATGCGGGCATTTTTCCAGCGCCGGCCGCCAACACTCCAGGTGTTCCTCCAGCGTCATCTTGTACGCATTATTCCTCGGGTTCGCATCCGCCGGCCGCGGCCCCTGGTAACAATCCATCCCTGCCAGTAGCACCGGATTGCATCCCATCCAACACGCCAGCCACGTCGCCAGGTGGCTGCTGAAACACCCCCGCCACCATTCGACTCCACTGAGATCAACATCCGACCATTCCGCCAGCGGGCTGACTCTCATCCCCTTGAACCTGCCCATCGCCTCCAGCATCTTCGCATTGCTCTCCGGACTGTCCCAGAATACCATGTAATCAGCCTGCACCAGTTTTTTTGGCGCCTGCACCAGCTTTATCGGCGCCTGCACATACTCCAGCCCGTGATGATTCACCGCAATCCATAGCATTCTCCCCTCTCCTGATTGTTCTTCGATCAGGAGAGGGGCTGGGGGTGAGGAAATCCGCCCCACGTCCCTCTTCAGACTTGGCCCCCCGCCCATCACCACCGCCGGCCGGCCCTGGTATTTGTCTCGCAACTTTGCAATTGGAATCAATTCTTAAACGCTCCTCACCCCTCTCGTCTCATATACCGACCCGCTCTCCCCCTGGTTCCGCATCGCCACGTCCAGCCCCATCAACAGCGTCACGATCCCGTCGATCTTCTCCTTCGATTTTGACTTATCCGGCTTGATATTCCCGGCTGGATCGGTCGTGGCGATCACATTGTCCGCCATCCAGTTCAGCACCGGGTTGTCGCCGTGCGCCAGTTTATGCCTGATCACCAGCCGCTCCAGTTCCTTCATCGGCGGGCTCATGCTCTTATACCCCTGCCCGAAATTGAACACCGGAATGTTCAAGCCCTTTTTCTCGAGCATCTGCACCAGGAACTCGGCGTTCCAACGGTCGAATGGGATCGACATGATCTGGAACTGTTCGGCGTCCTGCTCGATTTCGTCCAGGATCCAGTCATAATCGATCACGTTCCCCGGCGTGGCCGTCAAATATTCCTGGTCCCGCCACTGGTCGTAAGGCACCCCGTCATTTTTGCATCTCTCCACCAGGTTGTCTTCCGGGATCCAGAACCGGCACACCACGAACCACGCCTCCTCCTCCGTCAGCGGCGGGAAGACGTGCGTCAACGATGTGATATCCAGTGTCGAAGACATATCCAGCCCGGAATAACACGGCCTCCCGGCTAAATAATCCGGCAGATCCAGCGACGCCACCGGCCCCCTGCACAGCCGCCAGTCGTCCATCGGCATCCACTTGATCTCGCCGTGCACCCAGGTGTTGAGCTCCTTCTGCAAAAAGGCGTTCAACGCACTGGTCATGCTCTTCGCCCGCTCGGCCTTCGTCCGCATGTCCGACCATTTTTTGCTCACGCCCAGGTTTGGATTAGATTTGATCCAGGTCGACTCGTCCCGCCAGTCGTCGCCCTCGTCCAGCGTGTAAATGATCCCGAACCAGGCGTCATCCTCCACCAGCCCTTCCAGGACCTGGCGCGTGTGCTCGTGCACCTCCCAGCAGACGCTCTGCCGGTTCGTCCCCGCTGTGCTGATCGCAATGATCATCGGCTGCCGCCGGCTCCCGGTCGCCGTCTCGAGCACATCCCAGACCGACCGGGTTTTGTGCGCATGTAACTCATCCACGATCGCCCCGTGGATGTTCAAGCCGTCCATCGTGTCGCTGTCTGCCCCCAGCGGTTCGAACTTCTGGTCCATCTCCGGCCGGTTCAAATTGTCTTTGAACTTGATCACGCCCCGCTTCCGCAGCATCGGGCTCCGTCTCACCATCCTGATCGCCTCGCCGTGCACGATCCGGGCCTGGTCCCGCTTCGTGGCCGCCGTGTAGACCTCCGCCCCTGGCTCCCCGCCCGCCACTTCATCCGCAAATGCCAGATATAACCCGATCCCTGCCGCCCAGGTGCTTTTCCCTCCCTTCCTGGCCACCTCGATATATGCCGTCCTGAACCGGCGCGTGCCGCTGCTGTCCTCCCTCTGCCTGTTCTTCTCGACGATCCAGCGTGCATGCGGCGCCCGCTTCCACCCAAACAGGCACCAGGTGATGAACTGTTGCCACGGTTCGAGCACCAGTGGCTGGCCGGCCCATTCGCCTTTCGATTGCCGCAGCACGCCAAAGAACTGCAATGCCCGCTCCGCCGCCTCCTGGTCGAACACCAGGCCCCGTTTCGCGCCTGTTTTTAGGTCATTCAGGTGCCGCTGGCAGGCCTTCCGCACCAGGCTCCCGGCCACGATCCGCCCGGCCACCACGTCCCGCGCATATCGCTCCGCTGGGTGCAGTCTCTTGGGCATTATTTCCTCGGTAATAACTTCAGGCGCAGTTCATCAGGTTTGACCGCCTTTACGCGAAAGCGGCTATCTCTAATTTCGATAATTTCTCCCACTCTGAACCATCCTCTATGTTTAGGAAATTTTGCTTCCAATTCTTGCATGGCGATTTTTAATTCTTCTTCGGTTTTACCTTCGACCATTTCAAAACGACCTTTTCCAGTATCCATTTTCATTCACTCCTTTTTCTCCATAGGGGCGGATCTGCATGTCCGCCTGTTCATTCCTTTGGGTGCAGTCTCTTGGGCATTATTTCTGCACCTTGACCTTCGGTCCGAATAATACTTTCTCCAGCTTTTCCTCTTCCTCGGGCGGCTCCGCCTTTACCCTGGTCCGGCTGCTGGGCGTTATCCCAAATTCCGCAGCCAGGCTGTTGAGCTGCGCCAGGCTGCGGTTCGCAATGGCCAGCCACGGGTTCTGCACATAGTTCCCCTTGGTCGTTGTAAGTACTTCCCCATGTTTGGCGATCTCTTTTTCCGCTTTCAACCAACGCTGGTACACCTTGCAATAACGTGCCAGGGCATCCTGGTCCACCTCGGTCAGCACGCCCATCCTGTGCAGCTGGGCCGCCAACTTTTGCCATTTCTTCTTCGCCTCCCCGGTCAAATGCTCTGGTGGAGGCGGTACCCGGCTCGGTCTCCCAGGCTGGGGCTCTGCCCGGTTGAGTGCGCGGTGTCCCGGGTTGCCCGCCAGAACCTTCACGGCGGTGGGCAGGGGTTTTCTTCCACTGGTCATAGCCCCCCCATTTCATTTCTCGGCTTGATCCCCACGCTGTTACATATCGCGGATTTATACCCCCCGCCTCGCATTTCGCGGACATGTATAAACAACCTTACCCTAACCGGTCTAGCCCAATTATCCATAGATTTAATCTCCCCTATATCCCCCAACGGCCATTCTCGATTGCCGTCTTGCGACTGTGACATGTATGGCATAGGGCCTGGAGGTTGTCCCATTCATCTTTACCGTTGTTCTTCCGCGATAGTATATGATCCACGTCAGTTGATCTCACCACTTGCAGACCATGTATCTGGTATGGATCCTCGCAGTTTGGATGCCGGCGCAGATATGCGACGCGCAAGCCTTGCCACTTCGAACCATAACCTCGTGCGGCTGCAGATGGTCGGTTATCCTTTTGTCGCTCTAGCCGATTTGCTCGCATCCGGTTGATGATTGCATGATGGTAATCGCACCGACCGCCTTGATAGGCCGGGCGCGGGCAACCTGGCCAGCCGCAGATGGATGGTGGTTTACGCGGCATGTTTGCCATCCAATTCGGTCTGGCCAAGCACGGTACGCAGGACTTGTTCCAGCCTTTGGTCATTCACGTTCCAGTGCATGAGTTGACCACAATGGATACAGAACAGACTCTGCCCATCCTTGATCAACAGATCGCCGACATGTAGTAGATATAACCCTGGTTCCCAACCATACAGCCTGCCAATCTCATGCTGGCATAATGGATTGATGCACTGAACCGGATTACCGTGTACCATTGGCAGTGGCCGACTGATCGCCTTGGATTTGCTCATAGTTTTACCTGCCTTAAACTGACATATCCGTCCTCGATGCAGAACTCTGCCCGCCGGGCGGAATGTTTCTCCAGGTAACGTTTAGCGGTTTCTGTGCTGACATTCAATTCGTACGCCGCCTCTCGGATTGCCTCTCGGTATGAGAGCGGACCATCCTCTCGCAAGATTTCGCTGATCAGCCGCACGAAAGCCCGCTCGGCGTCATTGTTGAATGTCAGAATGTCGCTTTGCTTCAGTCCCTGGCTCGGCAGGTCGATCCGGCGGGGGCTCTTCGTCTTGCCCGACGCCGCTTGTGCATGCGCCCGCAGCGCCGCCCGGTGCGGTCTGACTATATTTTCCGGCAGGTCCGATTTCGGGAACTTCTTGCTCATCTAATCTCCACTCACACACACACACGCACACACACTCTCTCTTTTTAATAGAGGGATCTGAAATTTACTCTCAAAACGGCATGGATAGCCGTGCAGATTGCACGCGTTTCCCACCGCGTGCATATACCCGGTTTGCCTCTTCTGACGCCTGGACCTGCTCTTCCAACCTGCGCAGATTCGCCACAGCCTCCTCCACCCAGGCCGGCACACGCCGGCCGCCTTTGACTTTCCTGCCACAGCCCACGCAGACCGGCGGCAGCCCCAGCCTTTGGCGTGTCTCGATCCGGGCTGGATCATAACCCTGTGTGGCTATGCGCTGCGCCAGACCGGGATCCGGCCGGCCGTCGCTGGTCAGCACGCCGCAGATCTGCGCGGACTTCCGCCAGGAATGCGTCAGGGCGTGTTCCTGGCGCAGATTCCTTGCCAGGTGGATCAATGTTCGGGTTTTCACTTTGCGCCGTTCCGAGGGGGTGTTACAAGTCGTAACGCAGCATTCGGGCGGGCCTTCCCCGCCGTCTGTTTCCGCCACAGATCCGTGCAATCCGGACACCAGGCCACGGATTGCACCGGCGCGACCGCTTCCGCCGCCGGGATCGTCCGCCCGCAATATGTCACCAGCAGATCCCGGTCATAGCGCAGCACCCGGTGCGCCTGGCTGGCGCGCGGATGATCCTTCAGCCATTTCCCAAGGCAACTCGTGGGATTCATCAATGCCGGCCATTCTTTTTGTCGAGCAAATTCTGCCCGGCTGCGAGACTGTCATGGCTAACACCCTGCTCGCCTTCCGCGCACCAATCCATTGGGCGGACGGTCGGCCAAAGAGTAACGATACCTTGCGGCAATATACCCGCCGCCGGCGGGTGGCGCCGGCAAACGCCCTGGCCATTGGCATCTTGGAGAATAGGACTGTAGAATCTACACAGAGTGCAGGAGGTCGGGCTCATGCGCTTGCTCCTTCCTGATTTGGTTCCGGCTCCACATCCTTCGGCCAGTAACTGGCCGCAAGTTCCAACCATTCGGCCGGTAGATCCACGCTCCAGGTCTTGGCCAGGTCCTGGAAATACTCAGCCATCGCCACCGGGCCCTCTTGATCGTCTGCATCGTTCGGCTTTATTTTCCTCGACCGCTTTGGGCGCCACCGTCACCAGTTCGACGATATCGGAGCCGGTGAAGGCATGCTGGTACTGCCCGGGCTTGATACGCAGGCGCAGGTCCGGATCCTTCGCCTTGACCAGCGCCGTCTGGGCAGCATCCCAGCTCCGATCCAGCACCACATATCCGGAGCGGGCTTCGTCCGTCGTCAGCGATTTGATATTGAGTTCTTTTTCCTCCTTCTCCAACTCGAGCGAGCTCCAGGCCTCTTTTTTGCGGGTGTGGCAAGTTTTCCAGGTGCAGTAATGGTTGTTTTGCGCCCGGACGTAGAACGGGCAGGCCGTGCAGGCCGGCGGGTGGATCAGTTGGTCCAGGCGTTCGATCACGTCCGCCGGCGCACCCTGGGCGATCAGCGCCGCGGCGGCCACCAGGCCGCTGTGCAGTTGGTTAGTCCATTTTATCAACTGAGGGCGGTTCTGGGCGGTCAGTTCCTCGCCCTCGAGCGCCTTCTTGGCCAGGCGCATGTCCACGTCGCCCAACACGGAGAGCGGCTGCAGGTATTTGGCAAACTTGCTGGTGGGCGTGTCCAGTTCCCACAGGCCCGGGCCGCCGCAGGGCGCGCCGGTGCGCCAACCATCCCACATCTTGATCGCCTTGTTATGATAAGCCAACCCATCCAGGGATTCTTGGATGACTGTGTCAGGCAGAACGCCGGCGATGACCAGTCTGACGGCATCCTCGATCAGATCGGGCGCCACCCGCACCAGGATGAGCATCTTGCGAGCCGTTCCGACCGTGATCTCCCCGCTGGATAGTTTCTCCAGGGCGGCGGCCGGCAGATCCAGCAGCCGGACCGTGCCGCGCACCGTCGCCTCGTCGCAGCTGAAGAACTCGCCGGTCTCGGCGGAGGTTTTCCTGAACTTGTCCAAGTAGGTCTGCATGGCGCGCGCCCGCTCGACCGGGTTCAGCTCCCGGCGCTTGATGTTCTCCGCCACGGCCAACTCGAACATCTGCAGATCGTCCAGGTCGCGCACGAAGCAGGGCATCAACTGGTATTCATCCTTTCCCTGGCCAAGCAGTAACTTAAATGCCGCCAGGCGGGTATGGCCAAAGGCCAGTTCGTAGATCCTATTCCCCTCGCCAGAACC